CAATCTCAATGATTTCAGAGTCAGTTTGACGCAATACTTTCTTTCTTACATATTCGGTAGAATAATACTTACCAATGTAAGGTTCGATAGTTGCAAGATTACCAAGTCTGCTTTGAAGCAACTCAGACTCTTTTAATTCTGCAAACTGGTTGTCGTAGAGGAAGTCATACTGAATATGGTCTGCCATAACTTCCCAATCTTCGGGAGTTACGATATTCTTAAGAATAAGTTGCGTCTTCAGCATGTCGTTAAACATCTGAGAGAAACGCTTTCTCAGACGACCAACAAACTTAGCAAACTTAAGTTCGTCTCTCAAAATCTCAGAAGAGCGACCAAGATTAAAACCACCATCGGCAGCAATTCTTGACTCAGGAACTCCGAGTGCTCTGTAAAGTTTCTTTTGGAAATACTCAATATCAGCAAGTTCACCTAAGTTTTGTCCACCGGGAAGTGTAGTGATTTCTGTACCACGACCACCTTCTCTTCTGGGTAACCAGAAGTCTTCCATCATGGACATAAACTTGCGGTCATCACGAACTTCGCCCGTGTTTGCATCATAAGCAAGTTTATTTCTGTAGCGAGACATAACCTCTTTGAGGTATTGCTCTGCTTTTACTTTTGGAAGATTACCAACATCAATATAGAAAATTCTACGCTCAGGTGCTCTTGACAAACGATAGATAACCAGAGAGTCCTCAATCATTCTCAATTGATTGAGCGCCTTGATTGCCTTATGCATATAAGACAATACTGTGCCTTTGTTTCTATCAACCAGTCCCGAGCTGCAATATGTTACGGAATCTTTTGCAATCTTGATACTATCTCTCTTTCCACTAGCACCTCCACCAGCAAAAGTGCCATTTGGATAACTGGATTTTGGGGTATAGACAAAATACTCGTCAATCTTTGGTTCTAAAGTTGGGAGGTCCATCCCATTTCTTTGACCTGTTGCAATTACTTGATTTCTTGTGTCCTTCTTCTTTTCTTGACGGACATACTTCATCTTCATTGGGTCAATATATCTCAGGTCTTGGATTCCTGCCTGAGGATTCTTGACATCAATGACTTTCAGGTAGTAAAGTCTGCCGTCAACATACCAGTTTCTAAAGATTTCGTGTGCTTTTCTGTCGAAATCTAAAATTTCCTTGAGATATTTGAATTCTTCTCTGATAATTTTCTTCAGTCTATCACTAGCATTGAGATTAGACAATTCAATCTCAACGGGAGAATCATAAAGGTCGCTAACGATGGCTTCATTGACAACATCTTCAATGGCACCATCACACTCAGGGTGAAGTGACATTTCACGATATCGTTTGATTAAATCATGCTCAGTGCGAAAAACACCTTCGATATCAACATAGTGACCATAAAATCCACTAGCAATATAATTATCAACCCCGTCCTCATTATTTTGAGGAACGGGGGATACTACCGAAGGTGATTTATTCTGACCATCATCAATAGAAAAACCAAAAAGTTTTGCCATCGTATAAACTATCTACTTATTATGGACTATTTAGTTGATGTCTTCGCCGCCCGCATTAGCGCCACTACCCTTGATTGCTTCCCACCAGAGAACTTGCAACTCAACGGTAAACTCTTGAATACCTTGAGCGTCGTATGAAAGTTCGATAGGAGCAACCTGAGTTGGGAAAATATCGTAGAAGTGATACTTTCTCAGGGTGTCACCATTACGGTCAAGCTGATAAACATAAGCATCTGCTTGATAATCTGCAGGGTTGGTTAAACCAGTGTTATCAGAAACACGGTTGATTGTATTCATCCACTTTTCGAAAGCGGAGCGAATAGCAAAGTCAGTGTCGTTGATAATGGTGATTGTCCAAGTGTCAAAGCTTCTGTCTCCAGCAACCTTGAGTGTTCTTCCTCTGAAAGGAACTTCAATCTGAGCAATGTTTGAAGCAGGCAGGTTTGCTGCCTTGACTAAGAATCTTGCCTTCTGAAGAATATCATTCAGACCATCAACATTTACCAATGAGGGGAATGAAAGCTCAACTTCAAAAAGATTAGAGCGAGCACCGCCACCAGTTAGCTTACTCTTGAAGTCAGTAATCTTTCTTAGTGGGGGTGGATTAAGTTGATTTCTAGTTGCCATTTTTAGATACCTCTAAGTTTGATTAATAATTAAACGTTGCCGATTACTTCTTCAAAAGAAACGCCAGTTCTGGTGGCTACGAAGGTCAGACCGATGAAGTTAATCGATCTGTTTGGTTTGACAAAGATGTCAGCGACAAATTCGTTGTTGTCAATGACAGCAGCGGTGTTATTCGTCTCATCACAAATTACAACATAATCAAAAATTCCTCTCTTCGCTTGGACATCACGGAGGAAAGGCTCAATGATGTTGACAAAGTTAGTTCTTGTAACTTCATCGTTGAATTCGAAGAGTTGGTCTTTTGCAGCAGCAGAAACTGCTTTCTCAAGGTAGATGAAGAGACGACGGACGTTGATTCTGTCGAATGCAGATGCCTTAGCAAATCCAGTCTTGTCACCGAAGAGGATAATTCCATCTCCAGGGGAGAAGACTACAGGGTTGATTCTGTTGGAATACAACTTATCTCTTTGCGTCTTGCTTGGGTTGTAAGCAAGTTTGACAGCGTTGAGGATTGCACCTCTGTTAGTTCCTGCAGGTGAGAACCATGGGAAGTTGTTGAGGTCGTTTCTTGCACATGTGCCAGCGACATCGCCATTCAGTGGGACATAACGGAAAGTATCGCTAAATCTGTCATACATGTACTTGTAACCACTATCAAAGACTGCATAGGTCGATGAGGTGATTGGTGCATAGAAACTAATCAGGTTGTCAGTGATTGTTGCGTCAGAATTGACTGTTACCGACCCAACAGAGCTGTCATTCAGGAATGCAAGTCTGTATGGTGAGATGAATGCCAGAGCATCTTGTCTTGCTTCTGCAACTGCAATCAGTTTGTTTGCAAGTGCTTGTGCAGTTTCCTTGGAATGATTTGCCGACCCCATCAGGAGGAAGTCAATATCATAGTTGTCTGTATTTTCAAACAGAGCATATCCAGAGGAAAGTTTTGCAAGAGTTGAAGTCAGAGCACCTGATGCTGTGATGTCGGATGTGCCATCATAGTTAACACCACCACCAAGAGTTAAGGTGCTAGAACCAGCAGCGCCGAAGGTGATACCCTGAGTATTTTGGTCCCAACCAGTATCAGACTCAAGAGTGAAGTCTGCACTGAAACCAGTAGTCGTAATACCAGCAGGAGCACTACCACCAAATACATACTGGGAGTTGTTTGCAATATACTTTCTCCAGTATGCGGTGCTTCCTACCGAATACTCAGCATCCTTTGCTTTAGAAAGTGAAAGGTGCTTCTCAAGGATTGTGCCAGCATTTCCACTAACACTACCAGTGTCGTCAATGACAACAACGTGGATTTCGTCAAATCTCGAATCTCTTCCAGCAGCATAGGAAGAAGTGCCAGGTCTGTCAGCAAGAGTATTCCAGTAAACTGTGGATCCAGTCAGAGAAATCGTCTGCTGGTCAAACCAGTCTTGCTGAGAGGTGTATGAGGTGCTTCCTACTGCAGTTGTCTGACCAGTGGTGTGAATTGCTACGCTTCCTGTGGAAGAGAATGCATAAACACCAGATGGTTGATAGTCAACCTCGGTTACGGTGCCAGCAGCAGAAACGTGTGCCAGGACCTTGACTGAAACGTTGGTGCCACTGATAGCAGTGATTACACCCTTCAGGTGTCCATCGAGTGAAGACGTTGAACCAGCGCCAGGCAGTGTCGCTGAGATTGCTTGTGTTACACCATAACCAACTTGAATTGTTGGCAGTGAATCGTTGGTGCTAACTCCAACCAGAATTTGGTCTGCTTTAGAGTCGATGATACCAATCTTGATACCATTTGACCAAGAACCTGGGTTTCTTGCGGCAAAGGTTACGTCTGTGATGGTATTCTCATCATAACCGAGTTGGTTATAATGCTCTAAGCTCTTGATTTTTGGTGTTACGCCAGCACCAACAAATCCGTTTTTGAGGTCGTCGTCATCTGCTCTGACAACTCTCATGTCTCCACCATAAGCGAGGTAGGATGATGCTACCATCCAGTGCTCATAGTGCTTGTCAGTGTTGCTGGGCTCTCCAAAGTTTGCGAGAAGGTCTGCTTCGTTACCAATAAGAACAGGTACGTCTACAGGTCCCTTTGCAAAGGGGGCAACGAGAGCGCCAACACCACCGCTAGTAGCATCAACTCTACCTACGGTTAAATCAACTTCTCTAACTACAATTCCAGGAGATGCTAAATTTAGTGGCATCTTTATGTCTCCGTCCAGGATTAATCTGAAATTATTTATTAAAAAGGTTACTTTGAATGGGGAAATCGTGCGTGAATATCTACCAATCGGGATATTCCCATCTTATGGGAGGATTTTTCTTTTTATTTTCTATCACCCGCTTCTTTGTGCATTCTTTACATTCATAAGAATAGGCAGAAGGTAATGCACCCCTGCCCTTTCTTGTTAGATAGAAATCTTCGATAAGATTTTTTGTTTCACCACAAACTCTACACTCTCTTTCAAAGAAGAGTATGTGCTCCAGATTTATTTGCTTGTCAAAATCCATCAATAATAGTCCCACATATAGGACCTATCACCATATTCATCAGTATGCCATCTATCACCATCTGTATCAACAAAAGTACTTTCATCCAAACCATCTAAGATAAAACCAAATGGTGCCATGTCTTGCTCAATCTGATTTCTTTGCTCTTCATAAATTCTCTTACGAATATCATTACTAGTCATCTCCTTAAAGTAGTCTTGAGCAACTAACCAGGAGAAGATAACAAGGCACATTGCTAAGTCGTCATTACATCCTTCTTCTGCTTCGAAAGAATTATGACGCTGGGCAAATGTAGTAAGTTCTGATATAATGTCATAGTCACATGTCAGTAACTTATCGTCTTCTAAGAAAGTCTTTAAGTTAG